AATACTCACTTGAGTTGGCACAAGACTTGAAGGCAATCCATGGTTTGGATGCTGAAACAGAATTGTCAAACATTCTTTCAACAGAAATGTTGGCAGAAATTAACCGTGAAGGTATCCGTAACGAGTCTTGAAACCAATCTTTGGTTGGAAGCTGTTTGGATCAACTGCACGAACCATTTGTAGAGGAACGTATGGGCAGTAGAACAAGCCAGCGTCAAAAGCAGAAGTGCCTTTGTAACCAACAACGAAGAACTGAGTAGCAGATACGTTAGAAGTATATGGGTCAACATATACTTTGTACTTGCCGTTTAGAACACCAGCGAAAGTAGTAGAAGTGTCATCTACAGTTAGGTTGTTCTTACCAGAGATACCTGAGTTGTAATCTAGAACTCCAGCCATTGCTAATGCAGACGCAACGTCAGCAGAAGTAATGATGAAGTTACCACGACCACGACGTGTTTGTTGACCGATAGCATTGGCTTCACGTTCGATTTGGAACATTAGACCTTTGAATTTTTCAACAGACCAACGACCATTAGAGTCAACGTCTAAGTCGAAAGTACCAGCAGTAGCAGTACCAACTGCAGCACCTGCTTTAGCAGTAGTGTAAACAGTACGAACAACTTCACGGTTGATTTCAGCAAGAATCTCAGTAGAAAGAATATTGCTTAGTTCGCCTTCAGCGTCAAGACCATGAACTGCTTTCAAGTCTTGTGCTAGTTCAACTGAGTACTCAGCTTTTAGAGCACGAGTCTTAGCAACTACGCTAGTTTTCTCGATTGAGAATGCCATTTGACCGAATGAACCGTCACCAGTACCACCTTGGCCAAGACGTTCTGCTGCAGAAGTAGCGATACCACGACCAACAGCGTTACCAGTACCAGAACCAGTAAAGTCGAATGGAGTAGTAGAAGTACCGTCACCAGCGAAACCACCATTGGCTTCGTTGAACAATGCTTCAGTACCACCTTGAGTAGTGTAGCGTGACTTCATTGCGAAGATCAAGCCAGTTGGTTGAGTCATTGGCTGAACACCGCAAATATCATAAGCGATAAGTTGTGGCATTGCACGACGTACTAGAGAGATAAGAACTGGGTCGAACTTAGCGATACCACCAGCGTCTGGGTATGAACCAACGCTGTTAGTTGGAGCAGCTTCGAAAAGTGCTTGTTGCTCTTTTGCTAGTTCACGCTCTTGGTTCTCTAGAAGAACTGCTGTAACTTCCTTACGGTAGTTATCAGTAATTGGGGCAGTTCCTTCATGCTCAAGGATTGGTGCCCATTTTTTAGTAAATCTTTGCGATCCATTTTGGATTTCCTTTTTATTTGTTGTTGAGAGCTGACAAATATGCAGACATTTTTGGGTCTACAGATTTAGTGCCAGATTCAGTAATTACTTCAACTGGTGTGTCAGTTACAACTGATTGAACACTTGATGATGTTTTAGTAGTAAAATAACTTTCACGTAGAGTCTTCACTTTAGTCTCAAAAGATTCAGAATCTTCATAAGCAACTTCAGCAACTAGACCAGCAAACTTTTCAGTTTCTGCATCAGTTAAACCTGCGCTTGCTTCTTTAACGATTTGAGTGCGCTTTGATTCGTTAACAGCCTTTGTTAACTCAACATTAGCAGCAACTTGTTCGTTAATTTTAGATTCTAGTTCAGCGATAGTTTCTTCCATCTCGCCTAGTAGGTCATACTTCTCTTCTGGAACATCAATATAATGTTCTTCGAATAGATCCTTAAGACCTGCAACGAATCCTTCTAAGATATCAGACTTGATACCACGTTCAAGGGCTAATTCATTCTCTTCCATCCACTGCTCGGCAATATAGCCAAGATATCCATCAACTTGTTCAACAATACCCTCAATTTGTTCAGCAACAGTAGTAGCTACTTTTGCTTCAAACTCTTCTTCTAAACGAGCAACTTCAGCAGTTACACGTGACATAACAGCTGCTTCAAAAATAGTAGCAGCTTTAGTTTTGAATTCTTCAGATAGTTCTTCGCCACTTAACATAGCGTCTAGATCTTCTTTCATGCCTTTGATAGCATTACCTTGACGAACTGGAGACTGGTCACCATTATGTGGGTTCATTGAACCAGTTGGTGCTTTCTCTGCGTCTTTTTGATCTTTAACATCGTTACGAGCATTGTCTGGGTTCTGCTCTGGGCTAGTAGCTTTAACTGCATCGCCTTGACGAATAGGTTCTTTGTCGCCACCTGCTGAGTGTGCAGTAACATCTTTCTTACCTGTTTCTGCGCCAGCCAATTTTGCTTCATCTATTTCTTGTTGCTTTGCTTTAGACTCGGCTAAAAGTTCAGCAATTTTTTGTTCGATTGACATCGTTATTCTCCTAACTGGATAGTTCTATATTTATTTATATTTTATCTGATTTTACTCAGAAAACTTTGGAAAGCTCGAATCTTTGCTTCCTCTAGATTTCTAGAAGAAGTTTTCTTAATCAAAGATTTTACCTCTTCAATGTGTTGTTCCACAAACTTTCCATCAACAAATATCCATTCCTTATTCTCCATAATGCCACGTACGTAAGCATCTGGAGCAGAAGGATCGGCAACGATGTCAGCTGCGGTTGACAGCATGAAATCGTCTTGAACAATCTGAACACCTTCGTTATTAGTTTTAAGGGATCCCATTGCTCTTGAAGAAACACCAAGGTTTGCGCCACCCTCAAGAAGACCTCGAGCGATTTGACCCATTGGAGTTTCTAAAATTTTTGCTTTACCAATATAGTTTGTGCCTTCTTTACGAAGATCAACAATAAGGTGTGATACACGATCAAGGTTAATACCTGGACCATCTGGATGACCAAGTTCACCGTAAGCACGGTTGTTCTGAACTTGTTCTTTCATGTAACGACCTACTTCACGATCCATTGTACTTTCTTTGTACATACGACCATTTCGGTTTACTAATTCAGATTGAAGGAAAACACCCTCGATAAAGTATGTTTTACCTTTACCGAGACCTTTGTCTTCAACAATTAGTTTTGTTTCTTCTACGTTTTCTCTAATTAGTTTCATAGTTATACCTTGTCTGGAGAACCAGAAATAGTTGTTTAAGCACCAACACGAGTTTCGTCGTCGTATGCGCCCAATGTAGCAGTCTCAA